CGGCTCCATTGGCGAAATGTTTAATTGGAATAAGGCCGCCTTCACCGCCAGCGGCGTCTTCACCGCGCCGGCGCTTGCCAACGCCCCTACGGCGGATCTGGGGGATGTTACTACGGGCGGCGGGCTTAGCTTCACCGCCTACGTGGGCACGTTCGACCCGAACCCCCAGGTAACGGACATCGTACAGGGGGAAGCCAAGACCATCACGGTGGCCGTGCAGGCCCGTGGTACATTTGTGGACAGCACGCCCACCGACATCACGGTTAAGTTCTCGGACGAAGATGGTAATGTGGTAACGGTGGAGAACGAGGACATCACTCGCATCACCGAGAACGACACATTCCAGATTATCCGGTTTGTGGTGCCGGAAGAAGGCACCGAGGAATTAACCCCGGGCATGGCCACAATGGAGGTAAGTATCGATAGCGAAAAGGTACAAATTCCCGACGCGATTCGAATTGTAAAGGCCCTATAGCCCGGGTTATAATCCCGCCGAGAGGATAAAGTGAATGGCCAGAACGACAGCCGACGCCGTGAAGGGGATTGTAGAGGTCGATAGCGACTCGGTCGCGGACCTAACCCCATTCATTGAGACGGCTAGCGAACTGGTCACCGAGTTGTGCGAACCGGCGGGGTACGACGAAACCCGCCTCGAACTCATTGAACGTTGGCTAGCGGCCCACTTCTACACGATCCGGGATAACCGGCGGGTGAGTGAGGCCATTGGTTCGGTCAATGAGTGGTATCAATATAAGTTGGGTTTGAACCTGGCGTGCAGCATGTATGGCCAACAGGCCATGATGTTGGACACCAAGTTGACATTGGCCGCTCTTAGCAACGCGGCCCAGGAGGTAAAGAGTTCCGCCGCCATTTCGGTGACCTCGTTGCACTCGTGTGATGATAACTACTACGTTGGTGAGGTGGACGAATGAGCCTCGCTAAGCGTATGTTGAAGGGACATGCGGTTTACTGGCCTCCCGCCGTGGCCGGTAAGCTACCAAGCTCGGGTTTTGGTGCGCCGGTTGACATTAGGTGCCGATGGGAGATGGGCACGGATGAAAAAATAACCAATGAAGCTTCCGAGATCGTCGCGATGGCCCGGGTCTATACGAGCCGCGATGTTGAGGTGGGTGGGATGTTGTGGGAAGGCAAAAAGGCGGATCTTCCAAACCCCTCCTCAAAAACACCTCCGGCGGACGCGGTTCGGATCAAACAATTTAAGAAACTAGACAACGTAGCCCAAACCAAAACAGTTCGCTGGGCGCTCCTATAATGCCCTCACCACTACACCATGACGTCGGAGGCGTTGATTACATTATCCGTGACCTTATGACCCTACGGCGGACCACGGGGCGTAAGGTGGAGCGGGCATTGTTGAAGGCCGCCCTGTTTTTATTGCGGCAGAGCCAGAAGCTTGTGCCGGTAGATACGGGGGCCCTCCGGGCCAGCGCCCACGTGCGGCAACGTGGGCACGGGTACAACACGGTGACGTATGTGGTGTATCTGACAGATTATGCGATATACGTTCATGAGGATTTGACCAAATACCACAAGCCGCCTACCCAGGCCAAATTTGTTGAAACACCGGCTCGCCGCGACCACCTTCGAATTTTAGCAATCATCCGTCGAGAACTTGTGCGTCCATGAGCCGCCTACGCCACTCACCCGCCGGGATTATTGACGCCTGGTTGATGGGTAGTAACCTTACGAGCGACCCGGAGCAAGAAAAACCGTGGCCAGGATATACGGGATACCTACCGCCCACCCCGGACGACGTGGTGGCATGCTTCGACGCGGAGCCGTTGGTGGTGGGCCGGTTGCTCACCGGCTACACCGTGCGGCGGTGGGGTGTGCAGGTACGGGTACGGGTGAAGCCGGAACGTTACCACGTAGGGTGGAGTAAGCTAACGTACATTGCCCAACTTTGTGAACAAATGACGAATGAGCGTGTGCGGTTGCACTCGCCGGAGTACGGCGAATACATCTTGCAAAGCGCTAGCATCGATAGCGGCCCCTTATTTATCGGGTATGACGAGGAAACCCGCCGCCCCTCGTTCACCCTGAATATATTGGTAAACATCCAGCGCATTGTTTAAGGAGTAGATCATGCCCGTCTATGATACCGGCCATGGCGCGACCTGCACGTTCCCGACGAGCACGTTTGTCGCTGCCTTCATCTCGTTCGGGGGTTCGACATTTAGCCGTGAGAAGCTTGATAAGAGCGGCCTCGCGACGACGGAGTACCGGGAATCGAAGCCGGGCGACCTCACCGACCCCGGTGAGTTCTCCGCCGACTTCTTCTACGACCCGGACGTACAACCGCCCATCACCGGGCCGGTTGAGACCATCGTGCTCAAGGTGGGCCCCGACCCGGGTGCCCCGGGTGCCGGTGGTGGTGCCCCGGCACAAATGTCCGGCCCCGCGTTTGTGCGGGAGTGGACCACGCCCGAGCTGGCCACCGACACCATCCTACGGTGTTCGATGACCATCGCGTGGGCGGACGGCCCCACCTTCACCGATGCCATCGCCGCGTAATAGCGGCATCTCATCTTTCAACGCTACGCAACATCCCAAAAATAAATCGGAGTTTGTTATGAACGAAAATAGCGCACTAGGGCCCAACGCCCAACGACGCACCATGCCGGCCGCCCAGGCCAACCTGGGGGCCGTGCCGGTGCCCGGCCCCCGCACTACGGCGGTAATCCGGGGCAATTTCCGCAAGGCCGGACGGGCCCCCGTACCGGCCTACCGTCCGGCCCTAAAGGGTGAGGGCACCGAGCTACACCAGCTCATCGGGAAGCGCCGGGTGAAGGGCCAAATCCAGTGGCTCAAGCAGCCCATCGACCAGGTCTTCTACAATGGCGGCCTGGTTGGACACATCGCCCGCCACGACAATGCCGCCGTCTGCTTTTCGAGCTTCTTGCCCGAAACGGACGTGATGGCGGTGTGCGAGGCATGCGTCAAGCTGCGCGCGGAAAACGGGGCCGGAACTTTGAACGGCGAGTATATCATGGTGCCGGACCCGACGCGTATGCCGGGCTACGGTGCGGAGGTGCTGAGCGAGGCAGAGTTGGCCGAGATCATGGCCAACCAAGACCTCGACGAGGACCCGATCGAAGACACCCCTGCCGAAGAGGAGGAAGACGCCTCCTAGGGCTGTGGGTTAGTTTCTGTTTCGTGTTTTTACGGGAGCAATTGTGATGGACGATGGACAAGAACAAGGCGGTGGTGCCGCCCCCGTGGTTTTAATGACCCGGGAAATGTTCCTTGCGCCGGCGCTAAAGAAGCGGCGGTTCAAGGAAGTTATGATCGAGGGCCTGCCCGCCCCGATCCGCATCCGCAGCCTTGATGACAAGGAGTACAGCCGGCTGCAAGTTGAGCCCATGAAGCCAAATGGGCAACTCGACCGCAACGCGGCGATGATCTTCAATGCGAAGCTCATCACCCTATGCTGCGTCGACCACGAGGGCAACCGCCTGTTCAAGGACGGTGACGTTGCGGCTATGCGGGAAATGGACGCCGCTATCGTGGACAAGCTGGCCGCCGCTTGCCGCGAGCACGTTGGCATCATCGAGGAGGAAGAAGTAAAAAAATGATGGAGAACCCAACGTGGCGCTTGGCCTACCGGACGGCCTTGAAGTTGGGTTATTACGACGTAGACGCCATGCTAGAGGGGGCCCCCGCCGGTACGCTACGCAAGTGGGGGGCCTACTACGAGAAGGAGCCGTATGGAGACGAGTGGCATCAAATGAGTGCGGGCGTTGCCGCCATGTACAACCTCGTGATGATGCTGCTTGCTGCCCTTGGTTCGGATAAAGACAAAGTTGATCCAAAGGATTTTGTTCCGACCGATCAGTTTGTACCGAAGCCATCGGAAGAGGTAGAGGAATACAAACCGCTACCGAAAACTCCTATGGAAATTTTGGCCATCGCGCGGATGCAGTGTGGAGGGGTGTGACCTATGAACCCGTGGGCAGCAGGACTACCGGCGGGTATTTCATGGGCACTCTCCCTCAACACCGCGCCGTTCCTTCGCAACATCATGACGGCCCAGCGAAGCATCCAAGGCTTCAGCCGGTTCATGACCCGAACACTCCGGGGCATTACCCGGGCGTTCGGTATGTTGCGGGGCGTGCTCAACCCC